TTCAACGGTTTCGCGCTCAGTCATTAGCGACGACATAAGCCGATCAAGATTAGCTTGATATGGGTCAGACCCGCCACCGCCGCCGCCAGATGATGATCCTGACGTGTCATAGTATCCTGTTCCGTCAAGAACGTTGCCAGTGCCACCATATAGCGCGCCAGCGTCACGGTTTAGCTTTTCGCCCGACGTTCTGCCCGCGCCGTATTGCCCGTATTGAGACGCAAGATCGCCCATCTTAACGTTGCGCAATCCATCCGAAACCGCCTTAGCCTTTGTTAGTTTGCCGATTAACATGTTTGTTTCTGTGATTGCCGACGCCATCCATCCCGCGCCCGGTGCCGATGCGGTTAGATCAATCGCCGCGTTTTCAGCCTTGCGCGTTGATTGTTCGAGAATGCGCATCTGGCTTTCAGCGTCTACTAGCTTTCTAAACATGGCGGCTTGCTCGGCAGTCATATCAGTGAAACCGTCAGTTGCCCGCGACAGGTTTTCACGCATGATTGCAAGCGCGTCTGCCTGCTCTTGGAATGTTTTCATGTCCTTAATAGATGACATATATTGCAGCAGCAACGATGCGCCCGTGCTAGTTGTTTCAAACAACTCTGCCACTTCGCCATTTGCCGTAGTTAGCCATCCTGACCCTAATTCGCCACTCATTGACGCCAACACGGATTGCAGCTTTCTTGACGCCTCATCTAGCGCCAATATTCGCTGGTTGTCGATCAACTCCATGATTTCAGCGTTTAGAGTGCCGTACTTCTCTTTCAGTTTGGCAAGTCCATCCTCTGAATACATGTTAGTTACATCGTTCAGATTGCCGATTGCGCTTTCTAGTTCGTCTAGGTTTTCCTTGAACGTCTTAGCGCCAGCCCCCGCAGATGTGAAGTAATTCATCAAAGCCGCGCCACCAGCAATGACGCCAATGGTGACTAGGTTCAATGGATTTAGAAGCTGCATGAATGCGCCACGAAGCAAAGCACCAACCGCCCCTATATTACCACCAACCTGCCCCCAAGTTTGGTTAAGCTGCGTGCCTTGCTGCGCTGCCATGACTAGAGGGTTTTGCCCAGACATCATCATAACGCCGATATCGTTCAACTGCGAAAACACGTTGGCAGTGTGCATCCCGTATTGCTTCATTTCAGCGCCAGCGCCGCGCACGATTGGCGATGACTTACCAATCGCCGATGAAAACGCGGGCAATGTCGATCCAGCCGACTGCCATGCGGTGTAGTTATCCCTAGCCGCTTTCTGTGACGCCGCCGAAAACCGACCAGTTGCCGCCTCGGCTACGCCCGCGCTCTTGGCAAGACCCAACAGCGCGCTATCCACCTTTGCAACGCCCGTTTCCGTTGCCGATACGCTAAGAGACGCTACATCAGTCATTTATCACGCCTCTTTTGTTCGTTAGCCGCAACCGTTGCCGCCATGCCTTTGCGGAAAGCCAAATCCATTGCTAGGATTGTATCACATTCTTCGCGGCTTGGGTATTTATCGGGCAACCATTTAGGAACGCAATCAGGCGTCAACGGCGTGTAATTATCCGCAACGTATGACCGCAAGTCCCAGAACCACTCAATCAAATAGTGATATTCAATATCAACGTGGTTATCTGGGATTTTATCAGCCATTCCAGCGAGTGTTCTTAGTTCTCGCTGCGTCATACCTTCGGGCTTGTTACCGTATGCCACCCCGTCCGATATATCGTACTTGGTGTATACGGTTACGTAGTTAACGCATTGCCGCGTTATTTCTGCGTAAAATTTCCGATGTTAGCCGCCCCGGCATAGAGCAAATCAACAATCCAACCTGAATTTTCATGGTCAACAATAGCCGCGACATTTTCAGGAGTAAACGCCGGGTCTTTGCCTAGATCACCAAACGAGTTGCCGTTCCATTCCCACCGCGACAACGTGGCCATGATCTTTGACCGCTCAATGGTTTCCACGGCGTCAAGGTCGGTCGATGCCAAGCCCTTATCGCCGCGTGAGTTTTTCATAACCAATAGTTTGTTACGCTCATCACGTTCAATCTTTTGGATATTCTTAGACTGCAAAGACGTGACATAAAACACTACGCCTTTATCGTCCCCACTAGGCGGAACAATAACGATAGGAAACTCAGCGTCATAAACAACGCGCTTTGACAAGTCCATTTAATAGCCCTCCAGCTATGTTTAGCGATTATCGCCCATCAGTGATATTAGGCGACGACGTAGATTGGCTTTTGGTTGAAAGCCATCGTGTATTTAGGCGCGTTGATATCGTCCACGCCGCCGCCTTCGTCGCCCATAGACACGACAACGCAACGTGAATAGACGGTTTCAGTGAGGAAAGCGCCTGCCGTGTTAGTCGTGGCGCGAGTGGCCTTGTATGCCCGCTCAACAGCCGTGCCAGCCATGCCTTTAAGGATAACCTGCCCAGCGTCGTCTGGGATGTTACCGCACACAAGATCGCCGCCCTTGACCTTGCCGGAACCCGGCTTAGTTTGGGTTAGTCCGGTCAGGTATGTTTGATCTACTGGGTTGTAGTCGATGCCAAGACCGGGTTGCGTGACGACTGGCTTGATTTCAATCCAAGTCAGGGCTTCGAAACCAGCTTGTAGCAGGTCCGCGCCTTGGGTCGTGCTGGAAACGTAAACTCTGCCGCCTGCGTAGGTATCGTGTGCCATATTGCTAGCCTTTGTTTAGCCCGCAATGGGGCGTGAAATTAACTGTTGACAGTATATCTCGTATGGCGTACCTATGCAAAATAGGCGCAAACAATGGAGTGCGGGATATGAAATTTAAAGTAGGCGATAAGGTTGTAGGGAATGGAAGTAACTATTTCCATCGGATTGGCACAACTGGAACGATTGAAAGTGTGGATGAATATGAAACTTGGGTAAGATGGGATAACGGCGATATTCACGAAGTTAGATCGCTCAATACCATTGATCTAGTCGAACCAACACCCGAACCAACTCCACCCCGCAAAATGCACCCCGATGATTTCATGTTAGCGGTCAGTGAGTTTGCAACTGATAACGGTTTCGGAGTGACGCAACTAGAATTCTTCGCGACGGAATGTGTCGGAAGTACAATTCCGCGTCACTCTTACTCTGTCTAACCCACTGCCCGCCAATTAACCGCAACGGGCAATCGCATAAACCCGCCGTCACGATATGCAACAGTGACGGCGGGTGTCTTTTCAATCCTAACCAATCCGCCCAAGACTAAATCCTTGGTGAACCATGCGCGAATATCACCCGCAACGCCTAGCAATTGCGTATGCGTCCAGCTAATCGGAACCATCGCGTCAAGCATGAAGTCGCCAGTGTGCCAATCGTCCGCATCAGAACCAAGATAGCGCCGATCATTGCCAAAATGAACGTCCGTCACTAGGATAAACGGCACTGTAACGTTTGTCGGATAAATCTGCCCCGGATACACAATCACATACCCACCCGGCATTGATGCAATCCGCGCTTTCAGTGCCTCATAGATTTTAGCGTCAATATCTGTAATCATGATTTATTCCTAACTCTAGTTGCAGCAGCGCGCATGATTGAAACAAACCTCTTGGACGTTGCTTTGATCCAGAAACGTCCCGCCTGATTGTAATGACGCCCCAAGCTATCAATGCCCGTGAACCCGTACTCAATCCGCCTTGCGTATGGCGCGCGGTAAACGAATGAAACCCTGTCACCATCGCCCGCCGCGTTGATAATCGCGTTACTTGACGCCACGTTGTATTGTGACCCGTATTCTTTGTATGGCCCGGCTTTGATCTCACCCGCGTTGCTTGTTTGCAGCGATGCGCGCAAGTTACCAGTGTCGATAGGTGTCGCGGCCAGTAATGCGTCCCGAAAGTCCTTTAGCCCTTCATGATAAGCCTCTTGCCGTGCCGCCTGCGCTTTCTTGACAAACGCATTCACCTGATTGCTAAACCCGCGAGTTGTTCCTACAGAGTTGTTGACGCGCGCCATGCAACAATCCCCTTCCGATCGATCGAGTAATCCGCAACGCAGTCGCAGTTAATTAAGTGGTTAGGCCCCGCGCCATAAGTCGTATCGTGTGGGGTCAACATCGCCGTGCCGTCATTCAGCACAAACGGAAACGTCAATCCCCGAATACTTGTGCCATTCATCGCAACATGTGACGGCCTGTCCTTAAGCCCACGCCCGCGATGGTTCCAAGTGCGAATAACGAATTGTTCAGGAATGCCCGTCTTTTCTAAAGCCTGTTTCCACGCCTCATACTTGCCTTCCTCGACCGCCTTTGCCGCCTCAGTTCTGGCAATCGTCAACCCGCGTGACTTCAATAGCTTGTCAGAGTACTGCGCCGTTATCCGATCAATCTGCGCCAATGATAGCGGCTTTCCATCGCGCGCCGCTTTCTTGATAACCGTGTCAAACCGCATATCGCGCTTAGTGTAGTCCAGCGCCTTGATAGGGTCTGACATTAACACCGCGCGCATATTGCCGACCCATTGGCGCTGTTGCTCTGAAATACCAATCACGCCGCCAATACGCTTGCCGTCCTGCAATCGCCCGATTAAGTCCGTTGCAATCCTGTTTCGACTGCGCCCCAACGCGTAACCATCCGCGATAGTATTGCGCACGTTGCCGATCGTTTCCTCAGTGATATTCTGGATTAGCCCGCCAATACGTTCCCGCGCGTATGTTTCAACACGTGGCGAAAGTGTATTCCATCTCACAACAGCCCTAGCCCCGTTTGGATAGCGCCACGTTTGACCCGCAATCGTATCAATCCCACTATTACCATAGACCTGCAATAATTCCGCCCGGAACTCGTTAAAAGCCGTCGCGTCTATATTCATGATGCGAATGACTTCTTCCGGACCGAATTGCATAGCGCGTTCAATCTCGGCAAGCCTAGCGTTATCCGCGATGTCCGATGTACCGTTTAGGAATGACTTGACTAGCTTTTTTAGGTCCATTCTAGGCCCTAACGATAAATCGCCAAGCTGCGATAACACCAGCGCCGGGGATCTTATCTTGACGAATGATAGTCACGGGCGCACCGTCTATCCGCATAATATCACCCGGCAAAGGTGCATAATCTGCGATGTATGCGACGGCCTGTAAATCGGTTGAAAGAACCGTTGCGCCGTCCACGAATTGCGACGATACCCCGCGCACAACGGCCTTGATGGTAGCGTAGGTCGTGGCAATAGTTGGCGCGTCCCAAGGTTGCGCCCCTGGCGTTGATACTGAACGGCCTATTTCAACAGTGCCTTGCGCGTTATCGGTTAGCAACCGCTTGGCCGTTTCAGCAATGCGCTGATAATTGATCGCCATTAAACGACAACCGCGACAATGCGAGTTGCGCCAACGGGCGACGATAGATAGCACTTAAGCTTATCCATCGCGGCGGTGACTATGATGCGCGCGTCCTCGATTGATCCTGTCAGGTTGTCAGTGTCGTATGTGATCTGGATCACGTCCACTTTCTCGCTAGATACAGTGGCGGTCGCTTTGGATAGTGACGGGGTTAGAGAACCCGGCGTTTGAAATTCAGCACGGGCGAGTTCGTGTTGCGCATTGATTATATCGGTCGGGATTTCGTTTGACCCTATGGATAGACCTTCGCAATCGGTCACACCAGCGCGCGGCCATGCTAGGGATTGAGCGCGTCCAAGGGTGCGAGTACCTTTCCACGCTAAGCCGTTTAGATAGGCCGTAGCGCGACGAATAGCGGCTTCCTTGTCGGCGGGCGATCCATTAAGCGATGCGCCATAGAATGCCGTTGCATAGGCCGTGCAAGCCGCTACATCCGCATAGCATTCAGCACCTGCAACGCCCGCGCCTGTTTCAACGATTAGTGCCACGGTTCACCCCTTGGATTTTGTAGTATCATAGCGAAAAACCTGTTGACAGGCAATTTGGGGCGATGTAGATGTATACGCAAGACGAAACACAAATGGAGTTTGAAAGATGTTTGAAGTAGGCAAGACATACGAGACGCAAGACAAAGACAAAGAGCAATGGGAGTGCATTGTGGTGACGGATGATTATGCATGGATGAAATTCAGCAAACACAGTGTTGCATATGTATGGACACATGACGGAAAGTCCGTGTCGCTAAGTGATGAATACGACATCAAACCAAAGGCGCGTGAGTTTTGGATTTACAATGGATACGCATCCGAAATATACAACCCAAGCCCTGCCGCTATCCACGTCCGCGAGGTACTAGAATAATGCTAACCCTATCCAAACGCCCCCAACCTGTCCTTGGCACAACACCAGCCCCCCGCCAATACACAGAAGCCGAATATGCACTTGCAATGCGTCAAGGTGCAATCCGCGAAGGCCACATGAAAGCGCGGCCTAAGCATGATCATGAGTTCATCGAAGCAATCCAAGACGGTTGCCATACCACAGCCGCAATCGCTGAATATGTTGAAACAGGACAGCACAACGCATATAATCGCTTGCAACGCATGGAAAAACTAGGCATGATCAAACGTGATGGATCGTTTAACCTACAATGGAGTTTGAAATGAAAGACCTACTAGAAGACATGCGCGGGCTATCCCGTGGCGAGATTATCATCAACGCAATCGCAACCGTGGCTTTCTGCGCTGTATGGCCAGTGTTGACGATTATGTTCATGGCGGCGATGTAAAAAAAGCCGCCCCAGAAGGGACGGCCTAGCACTACATCCGCGACTTGATTAGATGTTGTCGCGGTACTTAACTTCGGCAGGGCGGCGAATATCCAAGCCGCCCAGTCGGAACACGCCGGGGACTTCCCAACGCAGAGGCCCCTTCTGGAATACTGGCATGAATTGATGCGGCATAGGAA